CCCGGAACTTGACCCCGGGCCACCTGAAGCTCAAAAGGCTCCGAGGTTCCAACCTGTGATATAGAACGGATCTCGTGAGCCATGCCTACCTCTTACGAATAAAAGAGGTTGATAGCTGAAACGTTGGTTGCCACGGAAATGTATGGATCAGACGTTGAAAGCACACCATCAGACGGAATGTTTACCGAGTGAGTGTCGCTTGCTGCAAAGTCCAGATCCAGAATCGTAGCACCGCCGTTGCCATCTGTGATGGTCAAACGTCCTGCGGCAGCACCTACAGTAACCTGTAGCTGACGAATACGAGCGCGACCAATGCCTACTGCACCGGTGCCCGTCAGACGTTTGGTTTTGATGTCAGAGCCAGCCATGATCTAGCTCCTTAGCCTGCGGAAATTGCGAGAGTCCCGGAGTTGTTCCAGATTGCGCCTGCAACACCAGGATCCGAAGTTGGGATCACGATAACGTTTGCTGTGCTAGAAAGAGTCGCTGCACCAGTAACGTCCAATGTGCCGCCTACGGAAGCGTTGTTGCCGTAAGTGGAGTTGGTGGTTACTGCACCGGTGGTTGCGTCTTTGGTTACGTCCTGGAAACCGTTTTCGGAACGGACCGGACCGGAGAAGGTCGTGTTAGCCATGTCATACTCCTGTCTTGGCTAGTGTCAGCCACACCGCGCGGCTGTCAGGGATGCACAAAGAATACAGGAGCAGAGCACAAAAAGAAAGGGGCGATCCGAAGACCGCCCCAGTCGTTCCAACAGGGAGGTTGAAACTTATGCGCCGGGCGAACCGAATACAGCGCGAGGATCGGAATACCCGAAGCTGTAACGCTCACGCGCCTTGAAGCGCATGTTGCCGGTGTCAAAGTCAGCTTCCATGTTTGTCGAGAGCGGTGTGCGCTCGAAGTGCACGAAGCCACGTGGTGCGTCAGTCAAGATGAAGAACGCATCTGGGTCGGTCAAGAAGTCGTTGACCGCGTAGCCATCAGGCAACATGCCCATGGAACGGATTGCGTTTACATCGTTGTCTGCAGTGCCAACACGCAAGTTGGAAACCATCAAACGCTCTGCAACGAATTGCAGCTGACGTGGGATGATCAGCTTGGTGCCGCGCAATGCGACCTTGAGACCACGCTCGTCAACGAAGCCAGCGACGTTGATCAACGCGTCCTCGAGAGAGGTTTCGTTGAGGTCAGCAGGAGTGGTTGGTTCGTTGGCGAAAGTGCCGCCACCTGTCAGCGGGTGGTCAGTTGCGCAAAGCTCTTTGCCGTCGCCGCCAGTGAAGGAGGAGTTGAAGGCGTTGTTGAGGATTGCAGCAGCTTTAACCTGCTTCGAGTGGGCCATCGAGCGGGCGAGGGCACGTGTGTAACGGCTGCCGAGGCGGTCGTACAAGTTGTCCTCGATTGCTTCCTCGGTGATCGAGAATGCAAGCGCGATGGTTTCGTGGTTGTAACGGGCAGTGTATGCCTCGTTAGCGTTGTCAAAGGATACAGCGGAACCTTCTGATTTGGTTGGTGCTGCTCCAAATCCGGACAACATAACTTCCTCTTCAAATGCTCGATCTGAAGACTCGGTTGTGTAGATCTCGGAGTGCTGGTTTTCGTACCGGGAGTACTCCATGCCAAAGAGGGCATTAAGACCCGGCTCCAGCTCTTTCGCAAGTTGTGCGCGAGAGATAGCCATGTGTTAACCCTCCTTAGGCCAAGCCAACCGTACCAGCACTGAACAGGTGGTTGTTGATTACAACAAGCACGTTCGTGTTGGCGGTAGCGACATCATCATTGAGCGGATCCTGCGAGACGTCGATTGCCTTGAGAGGCAGAGTCGCAGTCGTCGCGCCGGTGGTCACATCCAGTTCCACGTTGGAAATACCGGAAGTTGTGTCACCAACAGGCGAACCGTCAACAATATCAAAGTTACCGAACAGGTCAGCTACAGGGAATGCAGCGTCAGCCTGTACTTCGAAGACCGTGTCTGGTGCATCGATTACGAATGCAATGATGTCAGACGCGTTGGTCGAGGCGGGGTAGTAGTTAGACCACTTCTGCTTGCCCGAGCTCGGATCGGTGTAGGTGCAACCATTAAACACACCAAGAACCAAACCGCTGCCGCCAGCTGCAACACGCTCGATACCACCGCCGGTGACAACCTGAACGAGGTCACCTTGGTAGATCGATGTGGCGTAGTTGGCCGCAATACGGTAGCGGTTCTGTTGGTTAGAAAACGGAGAACCGTTCACCATGCGAACAGGGCGAAGACCGAAGGGAGAATCAAGATTTGCCATTTGTAGGCTCCTTCAGTTTCAAGTTACTCGGAGTCGCTAGTGCGACCTCCGAAGGATACACGACTTTGCCGACTTTGATGGATCGGCATCGAAGGATGTTGCTCCTTCATCAAGTCCTGATCAACTGCAACCATTTGTTCGCGGGTCCGGGTCCCGTAATACGCGGATCTTTCTTGGGCAGTTTCGACAGGGATGCGGCACAGCATCAGACCACCTTGACCAATAATACCTGCGTAACGACCATCGTCGATAACAGGTGCTTCATAGTCAGGATACTCATCGGCACGGACAGGTTCCCATCCTTCACGCAGCTTGGAGTTGACATTCATCTTGTCTTCCTCGCCACGCATTGCGATTCGAATCCAACGATGCACATAACCCGCTGGGGGTTTGGGTGCTTCTAAGTGGCTGGGCGGTGCCCAGGGTTTACGGCGCGTTGTTGCTTCGCGGGTTACGCTTTCGCGTGGTTTACGATTGTCAGCCATGTCTATCACCTCTTCACGTACTTGGCATATTCCTCGAGAGGAACGTTGAGTTTTCTTGCCATCGCAACTTCGGAAGGTGACAGTTTCACCGACCCGCGCCCCGATTTAACATTACTGCGAGATGCTGAAGCGCCAGCCGAGGCGACCTGTGCTCCACTCGGTTTCTTTGCCGCCGGAAACTTCTGCGGAAACTCCGCACGAATACGACGATCAACCTCAGTATAGTACTCTTCGCTCTGCGGGTCAAAGCCCTCTTCTTCAACTAGCTTGCGATGAATACCAAATGCCGCATAAGTCATGACCTCGTCAGACCCAAACCACTCGTTCTTCTCCGCCCATTCTTGGGCTTTGGGATCAGGTTGAGGGGCAGCTTGGGCCTGCGGTTGAGGCTGTACCTGCGGTTGCTGCACGGGTTCAGCCTCTGTCGGCTGCGCCCGTTCAAATCGCAACTTGGCTTGGTTAACACGATCCTGTGCCACACCAATCTGCGAAATAAGTTGTTGCGCATCAAACATCTGATCTGCATTGCCTGACTCATAGGCCTCGCGATACTGGCGTTTGGCGGACTCAAGTTGAGCCTGCAAGCGCGCTTCCTCGGACGAAACATAACCCTTGTCGAGGTTTGTCACCTGCGACTTAAGTTTCTTGTTTTCTTCCATAAGCTGTTGAGCAAGTCGTGAAGCTTCCTGACCATCACGCTCCGCCTTCCGATATTTTTCGGTGAGCTTCTTGATGCGGTTCTGCACGTTCTTGCTGTACTCGTCGAGCTCATCTTTCTGAGGCTCTTCCTCCTTTACAGGCGCAGCCTCAACGGCCTCTTCCTGCGAGGTGTCCTCTAGCTCAACCTCAACGCCGTCATCCTCCGGCGTTTCGTTTTCTTTAATGTCCTGCTCGGTCATGTTACCTCCTAGACGCTCTTGATGTCCGTAGGCTCAAGGATCGTAGCAATGACTTCGTCGTCGTTAATAACGCGAACCTCACCACCATCAATCTTAAACCGCGAACCTGAATACCGGCCAATGCATACCCACTGCCCAACCTCGCACCATGGTGCAGCGTCAGGCCCGAACTTGTCGGGATCTTTGTAGGCAAGCGGGCCGACTTTAAGCACGTAAGCCACAACCGTGGCCACCGCTTCTCGGTCTCGAACTTCGTCGGGAATATAAAGACCACCCTGTGTCTTAGCTGTACCTTGAAACGGCATAACCAAAACACGCCAGCCAGTTGGCTGCGGCAGGCGGTCAATAAGTGATTTGTCTAGGAGAGAAGGGTCTAGCACCCGTTCTTTCGCGTCTACAAACGCGGCTTCGGCAGAAACTGGAGCTTCCTCGGGCGCTTCGCCCTTGGCTCGTTCCTTATTCATTTTCTGCGCGACATGGTCAGGAAGATATAAGGTCTTCGACATCGTCAGCGTGGTTCTCCAGCAGGGCTTTGATTTCTTCTCTTGCGTAGGAGAGGCCCCGTACTTCCCCTACTAGAAGTTTATACTGCTCCCAATCACGGGCAGCATCATGTGCAAGAGCACTTGCAATTTCTTGTTCGCGCTCTTGAAGTAGCTTATACATATATTTTGCGAAATCAACAACATCCATTACAGGATATCTCGTTTATAATCTTCCTGCATTACGGACTTAATTGGCCCACCTTTTACCCACTCATTGCAGGTGTAGGAAGCTTCGCAAACAAACTTGTAGATCTGGCAATAGCCAAGCTGTGGCTCGTCGTCATCGAGGCCCATGCACCCCAGCATATCCTCGGTCTGATTATACGCACCGCAGTTGCCGCAGACCTCGTCAGCACGGAAACCGCCATCCATCGACGGATCACGGTAATCGGCTTCTTCCTCTGCGGTCATCTTGTTGGCTTCGTTCACGTCGCCGTCTTGAGTGGCGATGGGGCAGTTGGTGCCTTCTTCGTGTTTATCAACCTCGATGCCTTCATCGGGGATGAGTTCAATAACGATACGGGCCATTAGTAAGTCCCCCGAAAACCTTTGCCGGACATCTGAGAAGATTTGCAGCCACGGACCATGCCGCCGTCTTTATAGCTTAGCGAGTCAGTAAGTTGACGCTCAGCTTCAGCTGCTTCAGCACGACGTCGAGGCTGCTCCCGCTCAAACTTACGACGTTCTGACCGCTCGAGGAGTTTTGCTGTTAAATAACGGAGAGGTGTCTGTGCCTCCACAAAGCTCATTGATCTTGTGGGAGCTTCTTCCGCGCTACGACGAGTTCTGTCAGCTGCGCGGGCCAGTTCTTCTTGTGATCGTCTTGGCATTTCAGTTCTCCTTCCCGCACTGGCGGTCGTAAGTTTCATTGTGAACAACCGTGTCAACCAACAGCTGGCGGTCGTTTCTCATGAGCCACTCTACAGTACTTTGATCCTCAAATAAATGAGGCTTTGCAATGTCGCAGTAGGTGTCAACTGGAATCAGCGTTGCGCAGCCACTTAGAAGCGCGCTCACCAAGACCAACGTCGTCCAAGCTTTCAATCTCATCTTCAACCTCCCGAGCAGTCCGCATGCTGTCGATCAAATGCCGATCCGCCTCACGCTCATACTCGTGAACACTGTCTCGCTTACCGCGAAAATACGCAACTAAAATTGCACCAAGCACCAGGCATGCTGCAGCTAGATACGTTTTTAAGCGGGCAAGTAGAAACATCAGCGGTCACCCGCCTTCCACTTCTTGATCCGTTCCAGATCGATAATCCCCGTGGCAGTCAGGATGATCACACCCAGGACGCCAAGGATCAGAAGATTGGGCCACTCCAGCCCACCGAGTGCACCAACCACAGGGGTAGCAATCCCTGCAATCTTCGTAAGTTGCGAAGCTTGGATCGTCCGAGATTGTGTAATCGACGTTCTCTGTGCTCGGGCTGGGCGGTCGTTTAGCCATGCGCTTACTTGGAAACCGGGGCATGCTTTGTTCGCATACTCGTTATGTCCACTCACCTTTGTAATAGCAGGGTATTCCGTCTTCAGGCGGACGATTAAGTCATGCAAGGCTGCGCCTTGTTCAGCAGTGAAGTTATCAGAAAACGCATCCATTTTGGTGCTGCCGTGGCCACCGAACAAAGAAATGCCGATGCTGTTGCGGTTCTGCCCGCGAGTGTGCGCCCCTGCCGTGGCAACAGGACGACCCTCTACAACGGTGCCGTCACGGTCGATGAGGTAGTGATACCCAATGTCAGACCAGCCATTGCCTTCAACGTGCCACTTGCGCACCTCATTAACCTTACGTTCGGTGCTCTTGCCTTCCCACCAGTCAGCACGAGTGGCCGTGCAGTGCACGATGATTTCGTTTATGTCACGCATTAGAATATTCCTTGGAACTTGTTTGCACGAGGCGAAGAACTAAAGCGGGACTGAACTGCCCCACCTTTCGCCTTGCGTTGTTTGCCTGCCTTAGACAAGGCAATTGCGACCGCCTGCTTTTGTGGTTTGCCAGCTTCCATTTCAGTGCGAATGTTTTCGCTGATAACTTCTTGAGAGCTTCCGCGTTTAAGTGGCATTACCCTCTCCTCATCATAGCTTCGCGCTGCACGTCAATCCGCTCACGGTTTACTTCGTTGCGGTCGTCAGCAATCTGCTCCTGAAGCTCAAGCCGCGCGCTGTCTGCTACCGCGTTCTGGCGCATCTTCATCTGCTCGAGTGCAAGCTTAGCTTGATCTATCTGCGCTTTGTTCTCGTTCTCCATCTGCTTGATCTGGAGTTCCTGCAGACGGATCGCGACTAACGGATCTTGTTCCTCGCCGTTGCGGCCTTTGTAGGTCAGGCGTGGCATAAGCTCTGCAAGCATTTCCGCTTCGACCTGTGCGACACGGGCCTCAACTTGCTCAGGCGAATATTGAACTTGAGGTTGCATGGCCATCTGTTGCAGCTGTTGTTGAGCAACCATTGGGTCAATTGCCCCAGCTTGCGTCAAAAGTTGGATCTGTTGAGCGTCCATCTGAGGTGCCGTCATCAACGCAGACACTTCTTTTTCTACCTGTTCACGAGCCATAAACGAAACGTGTTGCATGCAGTGCACCGTCAGTGCCGCAAGAACGGCAGGTACCTGCTGCAAGACAGACATCTCAAGCAAGGTAAGGTGCGCTTCGATATGCGCTTTGTGATCCTGTCCGGGGAACGCCTGTGGGGTCTGCCCACCAACCATGGCACTGTTCTCCATGACCGGGTCCTGCGGCATGGGCTGTGGGGGCGGAGGCAGGATCTCGTCGATATTCTGCACCTCCAACGCTTGATACATCCGTCGATACGCTGCATGGAGGTTATGCATTTGCGGGTTGGACTGAGCTAGCTGCAACTGGGTTTGAGCTAGCGATACCCGCTGCGCCATCGAGAAGATGTTCGGATCAGAGACGGGGAGGACGTCGATCCGAGCGTCGAAGTCTTCGGCCTTGATCTCTGAAGGCGCTCCGGCCACCTCGTAGGGATATACAGGAGGGAGATTCTCGGCGAAGATACGCGCAAGCAAACGGAACTCCGTCTTCTGCGCGTAGTGCAGGCGCTTGTGAATCGCAGACATGACCTTCATGCCGCGTTCAAGCAAAGCAACCGTAGTGCCTACAGGCATCTCTTGGTTGCCGTCACCAATCTTCTGGTCGGCCAACGCTACAAAGCGGCGACCGTCCTGAACCAAACCGCCAAGCATAGTAGCCAAAGTGCCAGACGGCTCTTTGTATGGCAGCGGAATAATTGCGTCACGGATGTTGCCACCCGGTGCGTCGATGTCACGGAACTCACCAGGCTGAAGGGGCTCGTCGCTGTCGCGAACCCGCACACCACGTGCCTTAAAGCCAGCAGGCAAGTTCGACAATGTGCCCGCGTCGATCAACTGACGCAGCAAGCTTGTCGCCGCACGGCCCAAGCCGCCGATCATGTGGATCAAACCAAAGCCGTAGAAGCCCAGACCCGGCATAAACTTATAGTGCACGAAGTACTGGCGCTTGCGCTTAATCGGATCCATCTCGTCGTAGTTCCGGCGGATGCCCAAAACCTGACCAGAGCTCTCGTCAATCGTCACAATGTAAGGAAGCTTGATGCCGGTTGGCTCACCGGTCATCGGATCTTTGTCCTCGAAGCCCTCGAGATCGAGCTCGACGTGCATTTCCAGCACGGTGAGAACATCATCAGTGTAGTTCTTCGACAAGCCCTCAAGCTCGTTTACCTTCTGACGTACAGGGTTTTCTTCTGTGTCATCAGAGGGTTGCAGGTCTACGTCGCGATAAACGCCAGCATACTGCATCTTCTTTACGTCGTTCATGTCCATGCGGAGAACGTGAGTGACGCGGCTTGCAGTGCCGAGGTCAGATGCGGAATACGGAACCACGAGATCTTGCGCTGGAATAAACTTCGAAACAGCGCGGTTCTTGGTTACGTCAAAGTACACTTTCTTGAAGGTCGAACCAGAGAGCGGTAAATAGAACAGCATTTGGTCCATGTCAGGATCAAACTCCTCCATCACCTCAGTGACTTGGTAGTTCATGAAATCCTTAATGCGGTTGGCCTGCTCTTCACGCTGCGGCGTTTTGGCTCCTAGAACATCGGTGCGGACAGGGCCACCCGCAGGCAGCAGTTCTTTGTAAGCCTGTGCTTGAAACTGCGTTACGCTCTCCGCGATCATCGGGTGGGTTACGCCAGATGCGCCCTCGAACGGTGTGCTGCGTTCCTCGGTCTTCAAACCAAGTAGGTCAAGCCCGTTAGTGTAGGTCTCCTCCCACTCAGAGCGGGAATCCAAATCGTCGTTGTATAGTCCCCGAAGTTCGGAGGACAACTCGCCCAGAGTACCGTCGTCCAGGAACTCTGATAAGTTGGCGTCAAACGGGATCAGTTGTTCTGCAGCGCCCATCTCGTCAAGCATAGCAAGGGCTTGCACAATCGCACCGCCTTGACCGTCGTCAATAACTTCGGCACCGCCCTCAAAGTTCATGGGCTCGTCAATAGGAACCTCTACTTCGGGGAGGCCAGCGGTGTCTACGGGATCTATGCCCGAATCTACAAGTGAGCCCATAGGGCGTGGTGGTAGAGCCATTAATAATACTCCCGCTTACGGGGCCTCCATTCATCTTCTTCGATACCTTCGTCATGTAGAGATATAAAACCTCCTTGACGAAACCGCATCAAGGCTAGCGTCATGCTATCACAAAAGTCATCGTGATCGCCATTAGGAAATGAAATAACCTCTTCGACTACTTCTTCCGCAAACGGCTTAGCCATTGGAGCCCACACTACCCCCGCCTCAAAGAGCGGCGCAACCATGTGCATCCTAGTTATTTTGTCGTTGCCTTTGCCCGGCGAGAAACCCAACGCTGGTATGCCGCGCAGCCGCAACTCGTCAATGAGAGGCGTCCCCGTCGCTTTGGCCTCAACCAAAACCATATCCGGCTCCCAGTATTCGTGTTCTTCATAGGCAATCTCCTTCAACTCTGGAAAGTTCCACCTGCCCCTGCGGGCATCCATTAGGATTACGTGGTCTGGTCCACCCTCTTCCGGTTGGAACACACCCCAAGTGGTGATTGCCGAGTAGTCCGCCGTTTCTTTCTTAGAGAACGCCGTATCGTATGCCTGAAGAACATACTTGATATTTGGTATGTCCTCTTTTTCCCAATCCTGCCACCACTCTTTTTTGACAATTGCGCTTTCCGACGCCGTCGGTTGCTGCTGCCACTGCGCATTCCACTTGCCAAGTGGAAGCGAAGCCTTGATTCCAAGCAGTGCGTCCTTTTCCCAGAACTCAGGCCACAGTGGATTGTCGGAAGGGAGAATGGCAGGAAACTCTACCACCTCCCATTTATCCGCCATTATGTCGTTTCCTTGCCGCTCCAGCAAACGACCGGTCAGATCCTTCTTACCCCAACGGGTCATAACCAAAATGATTGCCCCGCCGGGCTGAAGACGCTGTCGAGGACCAGACGTGTACCATTCGTAGGCGTGGTCAAACGCCGTCTCGCTCAGCGCATCCTGTTCAGAATGAGGGTCGTCAATGATGAACAGGTCCGCGCCACGGCCAGTAACAGCCGCGCCAACACCAGCAGCGAAATACTCACCACCCGCCGATGTCTGCCATTTGCCCGCACCTTTGTTGTCCTCTTTCAAGTTGGTCTGAGGGAATACTTCTTTATACTGCGGATCGTCGATTAAGTCGCGGACTTTACGACCAAATCTTACCGCAAGCTCTGTGTTGTGTGTTGCCTGAATGATCTTGAGCTTGGGATTGCGACCCAAAAACCACGCTGGCATCAGGTAAGATGCGAACTCGGACTTGGAATGTCGAGGTGGCATATTGATAATCAGGCGTTTTAACTCGCCACGCGCCACCCGCTCGAGCTTTTCCGCAATAACACGGTGGTGCTGACCCTCAATAAAGTTCTCGTACACGTGGTGCACGAACGGCATGAAGTGCTCCTGCGCTTTTTCACGCAGGTCCAGCCGTTTTTTTGCCTCAGTGAGGGCAAGAATTTCCTTGAGCGCCTCTTCTGGAAGAGCCTGAAGGTTCATACGCCACCCGGTCTAAACGATCCTAGTCCCTGTTGTGCACCAATTGTTATTGGTTGTACAGGGGTTGGGGCAAAACTAAGCGAAGGAACTGTGCCAGGTGATAGAGTTGGTTGCTGGATGGGCGCAACTTGTGTGTAGTTTGGTGCCGGTGTGAGCATCGGAGCCGCTGGTGCCGTCGTGAACGGCTGATCGAATGGGTCCTCTTCCTCAGCAACCACCGTATCAGGCTTACAGGACTGAGTTTCCAAGTCGTACGTGTAGCCCTCGGGGCAGGGGTCGATAGCTGGGCTTTGAGGAGCAGGCGCTGGACTGTCCTCGTTGCTTGGTCCAAACGGGTTGATCATCGCCGCAGCTGCCGCTTGGTCAATGTTCGGGTCGTTAAACGTGGCGTTTGTGGTTTGAGTGCCAGTGTACCCAATCGGCCTTCCGTTTGCATCCACAGACATGGAACCAATAAGCATGCCCCGCTCGTTCGTTACCGGCACATACCGGTCGACACCTCGTGGACGAGTAATGAACCGACCAATCGCGTTCCCCGTGCCTTCGTATTCGCTAACGGGAGTATTCAACTGGTCTAAGATGGTGTTACGAGTAAATCCGCTAATGGCACCCAAGATACCCATGTTTGTCGCACGGGTGATTGGATCAAACCGCTGGTTTACCGTCTCGCCCGTCGCTGGGTCGATATAAGAAAAACCAGGATCCCCCGCGTCAATCGCCTGATCCCGCAAGCGATACATGTTGATAGCGGACTCAACTTCCGGAGAAGCATACGGCAAAGGAGTTGGACTTCTATATCCAAGGGCAGAGGCCCGCTGACCACCGGGGTTTTTTACAATATCCGCATAATCCGTGAAGCTTACATCACGAGGACCAGAGGACGTACGAATTGAAACACTCTCCGGACGTGGCGTAGGCACAGGTGACGAGGTTCTTGATCCGCTTACCGCTGTTCCAGCGTCGTCTCCACCGCCGCCAAACAAATTGCTGAAGAAGTTAGATACGACATTGCCGCCGCCGCTATCCCGAGCAGTAGAAGCTTTCCCGCTGCTCGACTTCGTGCCACTGCGATCCTTGTCCGACTTAGAAGACGAACCTCTCGACGAGGTCTTGCCGCCCTTGGCATAACCGTCGACGTTTAGCTTTCGGATTTCCTCGAAGAATCCCATGTCTCTTCCTCTTCAACTTCCCCGCTGCAGCAAGGATCTACATTCGTTCCACAAGTTATACACTGATAATGGCCGTGAACAAAGACCCGACCTTCCTCAGACCCACAGAACAAGCAACGCTCAGTCAAGCATGCCTCCCAAAGATCCAAGGCCCGAGGTCCGAGAACCACGGCCCGCCCGTACCTGAGCCGTAGGCGCAGGAGCCTGACGCGCCGCTTCCTGAGCCTGGCGCTCTTGCAGCATGTTATAAACTAAACGCATCCCGGCCCCCGGATCTCGCTCCTCTTGAAGCATGTCCAAACCAGCCTGCGTTCCGAACAAGCCGCGCTCGTCCATCGTACCCATCGGGCGGTCTATGCGGTCAGCGCCCAAGATGTTGGACACGTACGTTTGCGTCTCAGCTATGTCCGGTATTCCACCTGCACGGTCCACGGTTGTCGGACCTGCGTTATATGCAGCCAAGGCACGGCCATAATCCCCATCGTAGCGATCCAGCATAGCCCGCAAGTACTGCGCACCAAACCGCAAAGATTCCTCAGGATCCAAGCGGTCCTCGATCGGATCAACCCCATACCCCGGCTGACGACCCGAGTCCTCCATGATCTGGGCAATACCCAAAGCACCAGAACGAACGTTCCTCGCTTCTGGGTCAAACCCACTCTCCTGCATGATCATCCGGCGGAAAACGGTAGGGTCGAGCCCGTACTGTTCCGCGTAGTAATCGGCTAGTTCCAAATAATCCATTACAATACCTCGTTGGCCATGGAGGCTAGACCCGATTTCAAGTTTACCATGCCGCCCTCTTTAAACATAGGCATGCCGTAGTCCGCGATTGCTTGGCGCAGTTCCGGAGTGAGCCGAATACCAGGGACCGTGTACGAATCAGCGCGGTCGTTCGAGTACATCTGAACCTGTTCTATCTCAGGCATTTCGATATCGTACTCGCGAGACAAGCGCCGCAGAGTTTCTCTAAGCTGGCGCGGTACGATCTCGTCGTAGTACTTACGCTGACCTGAACGCCTGCCAAAGGTCATGTCAGCAGCCATGTCCCCTGTACCAAAGGTAAGATAGTTTTGTGGAGAGTTAGCCGCATCTAACAGAGCCTGACGAATAGCCAGCTGCGTATAATCGTTTGTATTTGAGACAATAGGAGCTTCTGGAACAACCGGTTCTTCAACATCTAGTTTAATAGGGTCACCCTGTTGCGATTCCGTCCAATACATGCTCAAACGCTCTCGGCCTTCTCTTAGAGTCCTCGCCTCATCACGAAGGTCTCCTAACTCACGAGCAATTTCTTGGTGTCCTTGTCCCAAATCCTCTGCGCGTAACAATCCGCTACTGTAATCCTCGTCAAGCTGACGTCCTCTTTCAAGTAACTCTTCGTGTTTTGCATCTATATCCGTTGCCTGATCCACATTAGCGCGATATTCAGTCGCCGCCTCTTCTGGCGTTAGATTAAAGATTCTTAGCTCCTCTCGCACATCGCGGATTTGCTTGGCCCAATCTGACTGAATCTCACCTACGTGGTAGGTCTCTCCGCCCTCAACTGGGAAGGTGGCCGCGCGATAGTGCACGACTTGGTTGGTTCCCGCATCTGGAAGATGAAATGGGTCTGGTTGAATAAGATTGCTGAAATCACCCTGATCCGAGCTCATCAAAGCGTTTGGAGACCGGACCACGACTTCACGATAGTTTTCACCGCCAGGAGTGAATCTTTCGCCATGAACTGTGCCCGCTTCACTAAAACGAATAACCTCCAGCGGATTGTCGCCCTCAACCGCTTCCCGAATCATGTCCTGCGTAATCGGGCCTTCTACATCTTGCAGAGATCCAATGCCGCTAGTGCGAAGTTCCGTTTGTCGAGCGCCAAGACGTCTTAGGTTCGCAATAACTTCGTCGTACGAACCATACCGAGGCTGCTCCAAGTTTAATGCCGCACGACCAATTGTCGACAACATGCCTGTTTGTTCTGCAACAGGTAGTTCGGGCCAATCAACGCCATTGTCCCAAACGTCCTCCTCCAGCGCATTCATAATATTCTGGTCTACAGGATCCATAGCCGGCGCAACTGGAGCAGGGAACTCCTCTTCAACAAACGGCTGCTGTTCAAAAGCCTGCTGGTTTCTCGCCGCAGTAAACTGCTGGTTGAACGCCGTAGCGTCGTTAAAATCGATGTCCTGTGGATCGATGATGTTGTCGTTAACAACAGGCACATCAGGACGCGCAGCCGTCAACGTCTCCATAACGTCGCCCGCTTCGCTAACCGCTGTCCGCGTAGCAGCCGGCGCATTCCGCAAAACCATCCGGCCCAACGCACCACCCGCAACAGGCAACGCAGCAATGCCCGTCTCCATAGCCGACTCGCCCAACGCAGCACGACGCTCCTCAGGCGAAAGGTTCGGATCCGCCGCACGACCAGCCTGCTGCATCGCGTTCATAATACCAGGTATCGGATTGAGCATCTGCAGAACTTCAGCCGCAGGACGGCCCGTCATACGAAGCTCACGCTCTCCAGGCAAAAAGCCAAGCTGGGGGAATAATGGTTCCATGTACGTGTTCCAAGGTCCGAGGTCCACGAAACTTTAACAGCTTCTCAAAAAATCCTCAATGCTTTGCTCTTGAGCCTCAAACGTAAACTTACCCGGAGTAATACTCGTGTGCGTCGCAACCACAGCCGACGCTGGACGCATCAACAACAACTCTAAATCTACCGCCACAAAGCAGTACCAATTCGCGTCCTTTCCACTCGTGTGGTAATTGTATCTCGGAGAACGCCTATTAGTAGAATTGCCCATGTTCTTCGGGCAACTGGCCGTCTTTACCTCAACCGTGACTATCGAATCTCGGACCTTGCACCACAGATCAGACCCCTCGCGATCCACGTGGTGACACTCAACCCCATGCTTTTCCAGAACGTAGGCCGCAAAGAACTCGCCCATGCGGCCCGTGCCCCGGTTGGAAGCGGACACCGGTCATGTCCCCCCCGAACTGTTACAGTTGCAACAAAGTGTACAGGATTATCGCAACAAATCCATATACATCTGAGCCGTCTGCTTTTCAGCCTCCAACTCCGCCTTGTCACGCTTGCGCTCCTTCAACGCACGACGCAACGCAGCAACGT